TGGTATAGTTCCAAGTAAGAACGCCACCTGCTTGTGCACGATGCTTAATTGCAGCAAGAACTTCTTGGTCGATTTCAGCAGTGATCTCGTAACTCATGATGTCTGTGAGTTCACGACGGATATCGATGTTGTGCATGGCATTAAGGTCTTGTTGAACCTCAACTGGGAAGCGTGCGCGAAGTTTACGAGTCCAAGCACGAATTTCCTTGGAGATAACGCTGATGCCGACTTCTTGAGCAGCATAAGTAGTTGGACCACCACCTGCATCAATACTATCGAACAACTTGCTGTCTTCGCCAATACGCTCACCTGCCCAACCAGTTACAGGACCAGTGTGTGCACTGTCAGGTTGTGCCTTGTCAACATCTGCATTGATGTTGGCATAACGAGTTGCAGGATCTTGATAATTGGTATCAGCAGGATTAGAACTTACACCATTGATTTCAACACCACCATACTGCGAAAGACGGTGACGACGAAGGGCATAAGCAAGACCAACCGGACCACTCATAGGTTGAACTGCAACGAGGTCGTGTGCAATAAGACCAGGGAATACACGACGAACCATTGGAATGGTCAACTTCTTCATTACAGACACGTCTGCGATAGAAGTACCACCATCCTCGGTTAGGTAGCTGAATTGGTTTTCCAAAACCAAAGCAGTGCTAACCTTTGTGTTAGTTTCCTCGATACCTTCAAGAAAACCTTCACGATCCCAACGCTTTACAACTTCTTGGCGAGGGTCGGCGATCAGTGAATCAAAATTTAGACTCTTCTTAGACATTGCTTTCTCCATTCCTTTTCCTAGGAAAGATAGATTTATGAATCCGTTTCTAAATCTATTTAGTATAAGACTATAACAATTCGCTTAATTTTTTATTGATTTTTTTCGATAAATGCTTTGGATTGACCAAGAAGTACTTCAAAAGCATTATCCTCATTCATTGTTTCTTCGAATTTGGATTGCTTTGTCTTCAACACCTCACGGTCCTCAGTTTCAACATGACGAAATTCTGCGAGTACTTGTGCCTTAACTTTCAAGAAACGGTCCTCCACCTGTTTCTCAGTTACGCAGTCTTCGAGTAGTTCAACAACTTTCTTCTTTTGTCCAGGTAGCATCCCTTCGGTAAGTTGCGCGAGTTTGCTATCACGTCTTGCTTCAATCAACTTAGTTCTTAACATTTTCTTTTCTGTGCGTTCTTTCTCAATTACATTATCAACATCTTCATTAATAATATAACCTGCCTTACTTAGACCTTCTGTGAGTTGCTTGTATGCTTGAGTCAGGCGATTGTTTTCTTCAATGGCACCGATTGCTTCCTCGCTGAGTTCCTGCGCTTTTTTTGTAGCAAGATCTTCAACTAATTTAGGTGCGGTAATCTTGAATTCTTCCAAGAGTCTCTTATGTGCTTTCTTGGTTTGTACAACCTTACTCGACGCTTCAGCAAGCACAGAACGACATGCTTTCTCTGATTTACTCTTGACGAGATTGATCTTCTCTTCTACCTGGAGAAGAAGACCATCCTTCATCTTCTCTACAACCTTACTGGTTGCGCTTTCAACAATGAACTTGGTATACTTCTTGACAAACTCTTTTTGACGTTGCTGAACACGTTCTTCGACCAATTGGTCAATGATCTTGCCCAACTCTGCCTTTTGCTTCTCTGTAAGGATATTTTGATCTAACATATTTTTACTCTCTTCCACCTTAGATTTACAAAAGTTTTATGCTCTTTGTTTTCTGAACTTGCTGGAACCTAATTACCCAACACCTCTTTGCACTTCTCGACAACAGATTCGTTAAGATATTTATCAATGGTACCGAGAGTGATATCTTCATTGTCAACAACCTCTTCATTAAGGATCTTTGCTGACTTGACAATCTCAATTAATTGATCTTTTAGTGTTGTCATATAAACTCCATCTGTCTTATTTAGTGTTTGAACGCAACCCACTTAGGAAATTTTTAATTGCACAGAAAACTTGTTCTTGTTTTGGACCTGTACGAACAGGTATCACTTCCAATTTATTCTCAAACAACTTGTATGTTTCTTCATTCAATTCAATGACGGATCCAGAACTATCATCGAGAATATATTGCTTCTCTTCACGAATTGCTTCGACCATGGCATCGGGTGCTGATGGATCTGCAACAACATCAATGGCACGGAGATTGAATGCGTCTACAAGGTTGCAATCCTCTTCACGAAACTTGGATGGATTAGCACTACCCAAACCTCTAGAAGATACACCAACTCGCCCACCTGTCTTCAATAAACCACGAAGGATCTTACCCATAGGACAATCTTCATGACAGACTTTACCGCGACCATAGAAATCAGAACTACGCTTAGTAAGAGATTCTACCAACATAGCAACTTTATCTAGATTGATCTTTGGAGAGTCAGGATGGCCAAGTTCTCCCCATGCAGTCTTGTTTGCAACTTTAGTCTTGACATACTCATTAACAGAATCTTCAAGGATACTCGTTGGGTATACTCTATTATTGTTATTGAGTACATCTCCTTGCATGAAGATACCCTCAACAAAGTAATTACCATCTACCTCTTCGGACATAATACTTTCTTCACACATGTACTGTGACATCATGCGTCCGACCGTAAGATTTCCGACTTTACCTACTGGAACCCCAAACATATCTTATCCTCTCTATAGAGTGTTTATATTATTTATGACCGTGGATGTGTTTTCTAGAACTTTCCTGTAGGAGAATTTGGATTTAGTTTTTGACCAATGACCTTTTTCTTATTAGCATTGGCAAGTTTACCACGTGCCTTTGTCTTGATATTAGATCTCATACCACCCATCTCTCTGCGAAATTGCTCCCGACCACCCATACGTCTACTATTCAATGCGCCTGTAGAACCATGATCAACGCGCATACCTTTTTGTCCTGCAGTCTTGATCTTGTTGAGTTTACCACCAGTGACTTCGATCTTGTTCATGATACCTTCGAGAGCAACAAAATATTCCTGTAAATCTCCTGTTACATGCAGATCTTCAAACTGAATAGATTCTGTTGTTGAGTGTTCCGGATCAATCTTCAAAACCTTTCCTGATGGTGACATCTCACCGTTCCGCACAAGAATAAAGACTACATTCAACATCTTTGCATCCGCGTCCCTCACAGGTTTATCTAAAATAAATACAGCGTATTCAAGACCCGTCGACTCCTCAATTCCATCATACGTTGCATTATACCCCAGCACGTTCGATGGAGCATGCCATTCAACGATTTTTACCTTGTCGCCCATCTTCAGTTTATTTAAGGGTGTGAATTCAACATCATCTCTCTCTTCTTCAGATGACTTTGGACCACCTACAAGTTCGCATTTTTTACTAGACAAGCTGAATCCTACAGATCCAGCAGTTGGGGTGTATCCATTTGGATTAACAACAATAAAATTAGATCCGATAGATCCGAAAATACTTTTTATATCAGTTTTTGTATTTGCAAATTCCTTCGCTGGTGGGAATATAATATCTTTCCTATCTGGTAGAGTAACCAAGTCACCAACCTTTAATTCATTCCCATGTTTGTCTTGTGCCGTTTTCTCAAGCGTCGGAGATGTCTCTACCTTATCTGGAGCGGAAATACTTTTGATGGATTTCAATGGGAACCCTGTAGCGCTGTATCCTTTTCCTTTGTATGTAAAAGCAATCTTATAATTATAATGACTTGGATCTTTGAGGATTTGAAACTCAATACCCTTAAGATCTTTGTATAATAACTTCTCACCACCATCGGAGTAAAGATCGACCATAGTTCCATTGCCATTACCACTAAATTTTAGAATATCTCCTTCTTTATACTCAACATCATTCTCATTAGAAGTATCTTTTTCGGGATCATAAAATCCATCCCGTATGCATTTCTTTAAAGTGTCGTAAACACCACTAACAACATTCCCCTTATTGATCTTAGCATCACCAAATACTTTAGCATCACCAGATACTTTAGCATTACCAAATACTTTAGCATCACCATATACATAAGCATTATCAAATACATAAGCACCACCATATACTTTAGCATCACCAGATACATAAGCATTATCATATACTTTAGCATCACCAAATACTTTAGCATCACCAGATACTTTAGCATTACCAGATACTTT